AACTAAGTGATGCAACAATACGAGAATTGTCAGTTGCTTTTATGTTGGTATTACGCAGAACTTCTGAAGATGAACTTTTTGAAAGTGTGTATGAATACTCAAAATTACTACTAAAGAAAGCGAGTGAGAAATGACAACGCAAGGCATGTGGCAAATGCTATCTGAGTTACTTGATGGTGAGAAGTTGCCTGATAGTTTAAACAAAGATATATATGATTTGTGTGAAGGCAAAGCAGTTGTTGTGCGTGAACTAACAGATGCGGAAATATGGGAAGTTATATCGCATTTTTCTTTTAAAGATTTATCAGCAGACTTAATTAAATTTGCAAGAGCAATACAGAAAGCGAGTGAGAAATATTGCAATAAATGCAATAACACAGGATGGGTATGTGAATGGCATCCTGATAAAGAAGCACACAAATGTTGTGGTGGTGCTGGTATGCCTTGTGAATGTACTAAAGAAAGCGAGTGAGAATGATTAGAAAAAAAGCATTGCTATTGCAAAAAAGATTTAAAAGATTTAATAAATATAATGACAAAGCCAAATTAGAAATGGCTACAGAAGTTGTTGAAATTTTACCAATACTTGTTGAGCAAATTAATTATTTAGATAAGGTAAATACAGAAATGTATCATAAATTAAAATTTTATATGAAAGCGAGTGAGAAATGAGTAGCCAATTAATCATTCTTACAGGGCTTATTTATATGTATGTAGCGATTGACCAATTCATTAAAGGTAATGCCCCAATGGGAGTGACGTATTTATGCTACGCAGGTGCTAACTATGGGTTGTATATGAACTTACGTTAGTTTCACGAATATAAAATGATTGACATTTGTTTTAGGTGCAAGTATTATTTGAATAGGGAAAATTTAAAAGGGAGGAAGTATGAGTCAAGAGCAATATCATCAAACAGTAGAACAGGGGTATCAATATTCAGAAGACCAAGAAATACTTAAGGATCACTTGTCTGTATTAGAAAGAGAGATTGAGTATTACCATTGGCAAAAATCAGTAGTAGAAAAGAGCATTACAGAAACACAATTAAAAATTAACAAGATAAAGGAACTATTATGTCATTAACAGTAAGCGGAACTACGAGTAAGAAGTATGAGAACTGTCCAGAAGGTACATTCGCAGCTAGATGTTATTCTATTGTGGACTTAGGGCATCAAACTGTTGTTTTTGAGGGACAAGCTAGTGTTAAACCTATTGTACGTATTACATGGGAAATTAGTGAGAAAATGTCGGATGGTAGACCATTTGTCATTGCTAAAGAATATACGGCTAGAATCACCCCTAAATCGTCTTTAAAGAAGGATTTAGAGGCATGGAGAGGACGTGCATTTACTGACCAAGAACTAGCCAATTTCAGCCTAGAAAACGTCTTAGATAAGCCTTGTATGATTCAGATTACCCATAAGAAATCTGGTGATAAATCGTATGCAAATGTGACCTCGATTATGTCCTTACCAAAGGGTATGCCCTGTGAGGAACTAAGTAATCCTGCTGTGACATTTGACATTAATGATTTTAATAAAGAAGTCTTTGAGACACTTCCTGAGTTTATTCGTAAGAAGATTTTAATGAGTAAAGAAATGGAAGAACGTCAGGTTCCTGTAAATGAGCCTGAGCCAGCCCCTGAAACAGACTCGGACGAAATACCTTTCTGATATGTCACATCAACCACAACTCGACTTTGTAAAGAGCGTCAAGGACAGATTCCCTCAGCATTTTAAGGGGGTCAAAGTCCTTGAGATAGGATCACTCAACATTAACGGTACGGTGCGTATCTTCTTTGAGGATTGTACGTACATTGGAGTAGACTTAGCACCTGGTAAAGATGTTGATTTAATCTCTAAGGGGCATGAATTAACCTTTAAGAATAAATCATTTGATACTGTTATATCGTGTGAATGTTTTGAACATGATAAACATTGGGTGCTGACATTCCAAAGAATGTATGAAATGTGTAATGGATTAGTTATTTTTACGTGTGCTACGAAAGGTCGCCCTGAACATGGGACTTCTAGGACAAATAAAGCTGACTCTCCATTTACCGATGATTACTACCGTAATTTGACGGAAAGAGACTTTAGGGCAGTTTTTGACATAGATGATATGTTTAAAGAATATGAATTTAGTGTTTATAAAAATACGTGTGATTTATATTTTTGGGGAAAAAAGTGAATAAAGTATATTGGGGAGATTGTCGTGAGTCATTAAGACTGATGGCAAAGGAAGGTATTAAAGTTCAAACTTGTGTTACAAGTCCACCTTATTATGGATTAAGGGATTATGGAACAGGTACTTGGATAGGTGGCGATGAAAATTGTTCTCATAAACGAGATAGTAAACATTCTGATAAAACGATTACAGGTCATGCTAATAAAGACTTAACAGTTGGTGATGCAATATATAAGACTGTATGTCCTAAATGTGGTGCTGTTCGTAAAGACCTACAAATAGGACTTGAAGAAACTCCACAGGAATTTATAGATAATCTTGTAGAAGTATTTGCTTGTGTATGGGATATATTGGCAGATGATGGCACTCTTTGGGTCAATCTTGGAGATAGTTATTCAGCAGGTGGTCGTGGTGGTGGTCAAGAAGGAAGTATTCAACAGGGCAATAAAGGTTCTACAACAGGAGAGGTATTTGGAACTTGGAAGGTAGAGGGGTTTAGACCTAAAAATTTATTAGGTATGCCCTGGCGGTTAGCATTTGCATTACAGGACTTTGGATGGAATTTAAGACAAGATATTATTTGGCATAAACCTAATCCAATGCCTGAATCAGTCAAGGATAGATGCACAAAAGCTCATGAATATATATTTCTTTTAAGCAAAAAACAAAAATATTATTTTGACTATAAAGCTATTCAAGAGCCATCAATATATGGTGATGATGATAGGGCTAGTCGTAATGATTCAAGACGTGATACAGGAATGAATCATATAGCACCTAAAAAAGATAAACGTGCAGGTGAAGGTCGTATTGCTTATGAAGGAAAAAGAACTGACAATAACACAAGTGGAGGTCAGGAATCATTTGTGCATATTAATGAATTTAGAAACAAACGTGATGTATGGACAGTAACTACTAAACCATATTCAGGAGCGCATTTTGCAACATATCCTCAAGAACTTATTGAGCCAATGATATTAGCAGGTAGTAGGGTGGGTGATATTGTTTTAGACCCATTTTTCGGTAGTGGTACAACAGGGGAAGTCGCACAATCTTTAGGTCGTAAGTGGATTGGATGCGAATTAAATAGGGAATACGAGTCTTTGCAGAACCAAAGAATCGCACAACAGGGATTGGAGTTATTATGAAGATTACAAATCGTTTGAACTTACCAGAACCATTGGTAAATGCAGTAAACAATCAGTATTACTCAGCAGGAAGCAGCGACATTACTGTAACTACATTAATTCAACCACCTCTTATACGTAAGTTGCGTATAGAACATGATGATGACATTGAAGAAGATGTTTCTAGCCGTATTTGGGCATTATTGGGAAGTAGCGTTCATGGCATCCTTGAGAACGCATATAAAGGGTCTACAGCACGAGTTGAGGAACGAGTATATGCTGAGGTATTAGGATGGAAATTAGGCGGTCAATTTGACGTTTTAGAGGGTTCTACGCTATCTGATTACAAGGTTACTTCAGTCTATGCTTCAGACGGTAAGATTGAATGGGAAAATCAACTCAACGTACTCAGATGGTTGTTGCACAAAAACAACACTGTTGTAGATAAGTTACAGATTGTTGCTATCTTTAGAGATTGGCGACCAATGGAAGCAAAGAAAGACCCTGAGTATCCACAGACCCAAGTACAGATTATAGATGTACCACTATGGGATTTAGAGAAGGCAGAGGAATATGTATCCACTCGGATACAACTTCACCAATTAGCCAACCCTCCTGTCTGTACGGATGAGGAAAGATGGTCAACTCAGGAAAAATGGGCATTGATGAAAGAAGGTGGTAAACGTGCCACTAAACTCTTTGAAATTAAACCTGAGACAGTAGAAAAGGGATATTTCATAGAACATCGCCCTAAAGAACATAAAAGGTGTGCAAATTATTGTTCTGTATCACAGTTTTGCCCACATTGGAAAGCTACTTTTTAAGTTACAATAACAATGGGACGAAAACTATCACTCCCTCCCTCCCCCTTGACAGACCCCCTTCTGTCAGATAGTGAGTAGTCCCAACTTTATAGGTGATATATGAAGACGTTAAAGATTATTGGTAAGAGATTTAAGATAGTAGTTGACGCAAAGATGGATGATCATGGGCAATGCGATTCTGCCAAGCACGTGATTACATTACAGGGAGGAATGACCAAAGCATTATTACTAGATACTCTAATTCATGAGATTACTCATGCAATAGATTATGAGATGAATTTAGAAATGACTGAACGACAAGTACATGGGGTAGGTTCAGGTTTAGCAGCAGTATTCTTTGACAATCCAAAATTTATAGATTATTTGTATACCATCATTAAGGGAGAATGAAGTGGGAACTTTAAATAATGCAAAATGCTCAGACCAAGAATTTATTGATATATGGAATAAATTACAGTCAGGAGCAAAAGTAGCACAAGCACTAGGGATGGGCGTACGAGGGGTAATGGCAAGACGACGACGAATAGAAAAAGATTATAAAATAGAATTAAAAGCCACCCATAAAGCCTACGAACCAAATCCTCAAATAGAACAAATAAAACAACAGTTAAATAAAAGAATAGAAGAGACAAGACATCACGTAAGACGTGGCATTACATTAGAAAAAGGACGTGCAATTATATTCTCAGACGCACACTTTTACCCAGATACCGAAACAACAGCCTTCCAAGCACTATTAGAGTGCATTAAAGAATTTCAACCTGAAGTCATTATATGTAACGGAGATGCTTTTGACGGAACCTCTATCAGTCGTCACGCCAGGATAAATTGGGGAAGCGTACCCTCTGTGATTGAAGAATTAGAAGCAGTTAAGCACTATCTTGGGGAAATAGAGAACGCTAGTAAATTCAAAAGTAATTTAATATGGACATTAGGTAACCACGATGCTCGTTTTGAGTCTTACCTATCGAATAACGTGCCTCAGTTTAGTGGTGTAGATGGTTTCAGTTTGTCTGACCATTTCCCTACATGGAAGCCTTGTTGGTCGTATTTTATAAACAATGATTGTCAAATCAAACATAAATGGAAAGGTGGTAAATTTGGCGGAGCTAATAACACTCTTCATAGCGGTGTCCACATTGCCACTGGTCATACTCACGTTTTATCGGTTGACGCATATACCGATCATTCGCCGAACTTTCAGAACGGCACTCGCTATGGTATACAAACTGGTACGTTAGCCGACCCTAAAGGCAACCAGTTTATAGATTACTGTGAGGATAATCCAGTCAACTGGAGGTCAGGATTCGTCCTCATGACATGGCATAACTCACAATTACTGATGCCTGAGATGGTACAGGTATGGGATGAAAATGAAGGTGAAGTCCAATTTCGTGGAAAAGTGTGGAAAATATGAACATACAAATTACAGAATTTATTGAGAATCCTGATGGTTCAGCCGACCTCAGAATAGAACTAGACCCTGATGCCCATAAAATTATTGTACAAGAAGGATTTGTGTCAATGATAATGAAGGGGCTACAAATGATTCGTGAGGAATCTCAACAGGTAGATGACCCTACTGACTAATCATTCCCATAGCGTTAATTTTAGACCTACCTACTCTAGCCAACCAGCCAGCACCATAGATAGGGAATATCTTAAGTCCCTTGTAATAGGTTTCTTTTTGGTCGCAGAACTTATTAATGATATTCTTTATTTCAGAATCTTGAATAGCCTTCATGGTGTTGGGGCCTATAAATCCATCAGGTACACACCCTATGGCTAATTGAAGTAACCTTACAGCCTCAAATCTTCCCACATTAACCGAAGCATCAAACAATAAATAATCAAGACCTGAAGGTAAACTGTCGCATATATTACCCCAATATAAATCATGATAGAACGGAGTAACGTCTGCTACAGTTATTTTAGCCATCTCTCCATCTTTAATTTCTCTTTTTAACCATCCTGCCCAAGAGTTACGAGTCACCCCTAAATTAGTCTCTCCTCCTGGATCACGCTTATCCCAAGTATATCCTCCCTCTTCGTTTAATACATATTTGAGAGATTTGTCAAAGTTATACTTCATTTAGAGGCTACACCATTCAGTTTTTCAAAGGTGCGTAAAGAACCCATACCTAACATACCCATGAGTAATTGCCATAAGTTGTCATCTAGTCCTGGCATTTCAGGTACAGTAAATCCTGCCCATGTAGCACCAAAGGTAATCAAAGGTTTAAATAGGTACTGATAACACAATGCTAGAGCGCATACCCAACCGCAAAAAGGTCTCCAGCCTGATACAAATACAGACGTACTACCAGCTTCTACCTTGTTAATATCTGTTTGTGCAGTCATGATGGCTAAATCACCAGACTGTTGTAATTTAAGGAGTTCTAATTTGGCATTGGCAGCCTGTGCAGGGTCAGGGAAGATACGTTCAATTAAAGTCGTACCTAAGTCAAGTGCTGCTGAAATAGGGTCAAGTGCCATGATATTCCTTATTTAGTAACTACAATACCGATAGTATGATTATAAACCCACGCACCTATAACTCCAAGCAATGCAATTACAATCCACCCACCTATTTGTGCCGATATTCTATCCATGACGGCTCTACGTCTTTTTGAGCGTTCTACCCATTCCTCAACAAATTTATAATGCTCTGGAGGGTATTGTTTTTGAGAGTCCATTTTAGTTCGCATCTCCATAATACAAGTATGAATATCGGCTACTTTGGTTCTAAGATCGTCTACTTCGGACATAAGTTGGGCAAGTGGTTCGGTCATGAGTATTGTATCCTAATTGCTGGTACATAAACACCAGTTACAGATGGTAATGTTTGAGTTTGTAAGGTAACGCTTGTATTGTTGGAATAAATCCAATATCTTGTTTGTTCATTTGCTACACGATGAATAGAGTTTGAGTAAACAATTTGTGTTGTTTGTCCACTAATCAATGGGAATGTTTTTCCTGAGTTAGCGTTTACTACCCACCCTGAGCCTGTATTCTTTTCAGCATAAATATATAATATTCTGTTACCAGCCGTAGCCAAAGCATTTACTAATAAAGATAGACTGTAATCCCCCTCTTCTGAGAAAGTAAATACACCAGTACTATTGTTATAAGATATCCCTGTTCCACCAGCCAAAGTACTAGCAGGTGTCAATAATGTTGGCGTTGTGTTAACTGTAATACTTGATGTTCTATCATAAACCTCAATATAACAATTTGGTTTAACTGTATATCCATCTCTTGTTAAAGATGTAAATGCACCTGTATTTGCCGTTGTAGAGCCAATAGGAGGGGAACTAGCCAAATAATTACTAAATCCTGTACCTGACACAGTACCTGACGATGATAGGTTCGTAAAAGCCCCAGTAGAAGGCGTTATAGCCCCTATAGTTGAGTTATTTATACTATCACCTGTAATACCTACTCCACTAATCGTTCCACCTGTTATAGTGACGTTATTAGCGTTCTGCGATGCCATTGTTCCTAATCCACCTACTGAGGATATTGAGGAATAAATACTGTATAACCAATCCTTCCATTGACGTGTGTTTACGTCTTGTGCCACATTTGGAGGAGGTTGTAACTTAGTCGCCATCCTCTACCTCTTCATACTGCCAATCCGTACACCATCCATAGGATTGTAATTCAGGCAAATCGTGTTCTAATCTCTCACCCACATCGTCCCTAACATTAATACAATCAGGAATCTCAATCATCTTGACATTATCATAAGCCTTACCACAAGCCTCTTTAACGGTCTTACCTGTACCATTAGCGACTAATACATAATCACCTGCCGTAACAAGACATTTCTGCGTCTTAATCTCACCTTCTACATTCTGAGGGGCTTCTCCAATCATAACCTCACATAAAGCAAAGTCATCGGATAATTCCATTGGTAATCCATAAATAGGGAATCCTGTATGATCACGTCCTGTAGTCTTACTACGAGGATAATCCCCAATCGGAATTACAATACCTGTAGCGATGTTCTTAGATACTTTGAGAGTGTCCTTACCCATGAGTAAGTCACACATCCAATCCACAACAGAGCCACGATGGAGTGCTTGTTGGATATTAAATAGAGGCCATCCTGGTCGAGTAGTCCACTCTAATGGTCTAGGTTCACCTTGTTCATCAATAATAAAGGCTAAATCAACATAACCAGTATGCCCAATATACACCAAATAATCCTCAAATCTTTTAAGTGTTTCGTTAAAAAGATTAGATTCACTAACATAACGTAACACAGTACCTTGCTCACCAGTATTACATCCATAGTTACCACTCATTAATTTCTTATGTTCAAAGTTTTCACAAATCTTATCTGTGAATCCTGATGGGCCTATCCACCCACCAACAGCCACTTCAATTCCTGATACGAATTCTTGGAGGATGAAATCACGTTTCTTCCCCATTTGTTTCCAGCGTTCCAACATAAAGACCATATCTGCTGGAGATTTTGATACATACGACAGAGCCTTGTCAGCGTCACCTGATGGTTTGGATACATAGCGTTTTGGGTTTCCTTTTACAAATTCTATTGCAGAGTTATAATCATGGAACTCATACGAAGGCATCATATTGAGTCCTGCTTTTTTCATGACTTCTAAGCCATAATCTCTATCTAGTTCTAATTTAGCACCGATAGCATTAGTCCCAATAATAGGGTAACCATCTTCATGGAGTTTATTAATCTCACGCATTTGAAAGGCATTATCAGACAATACAATCAGGTCAGCCGACTTAGCATGAATCTGCCAATTAGTAACCCTATCAACGATTCCTTTTCCAATCTTAGATTGAGAGCCGTCTGCATGAGGTTTGACCCATTGTTTAACAGTATGTCCTTCGGCAATAGCACGCACGCCAAAGTCAACCATTGCACCAGCAGGATCAATTAATAATATTTCCATTAGTTAGGTTTCTTCTTTTTAGTTTTACCTGCTTTTGAAAGGGCGATTGCTACAGACTGCTTTTGGCTTTTGCCTGCTTTCATCTCAGTCTTAATGTTCTTCCCAATAACTTCTTTACTACTTCCTTTTTTTAACATTATTTATTCCTTTGCGTTTCATAAGCACCATAAGATGCTTTAATAATTAAATTTGCTGCACGAGATAAATCTTTAGGTGTCTCTACCATATTAATAACATTTTGTATCTTTTCAAATTCCGCAGGGTCTTGAATAATATATTTTTTAATGTTAGGTCCTACATTTGCCCATAATCTTTGTGCTTTTTTAGGGTCTTGTCCTTTTAAATAATAAGCAAACTCTTCTTTAAATACTTTTCTACTTATATCATCTTTTCCAAAATTAGATATTTTATTATTTATAGAACTAATTGAATTATTTTGAAACCATGTTGGTAACATATCTTTTGCTTCAGCGACAAATTCTTTTTCTTTTGCATTACGAGCAACTTGTTCTAACCCAACTTTTTCACCATTAACTAATTTGTAATGATTATTTTCAATTAATAGTTTATTTACTTGTTCACGCACAACATCTTGTTCTTTTTTAGTTAATGCTTGAAATTTATCAGATTGTGCTTGTAGATTATTAACAACTTCTTGACCGCTAAGAGGATTACCTTTTTCATCAGTAAAAACTTTTCTTATTTTTTCCATAGACGCATCACGAGATGCTTTTGGAAATTCGGATGCCATGTTATTAAATTTATTTACTAATTGTTCTTTAGGTAATGTATTTAATACATCATCATAAGCAGTTTTAGAACTTTCATACAAATCTTTTGTTGTAGTCCCTTTACCAAAACTAGATTCTAATTGTTCTTGAAATGCGGTTCTGTTTTCTATTGTTGCACCTTTAGTAGAAGCAGTCACACCTAATGCTTTTTCTGCTTCTTTACCGCTAATACTGGGAGCTTCTTTACCAAATAATGATCCTATTGCTTTTATTGCTTTATATTTAGGAATCATACTTAATGCCGCATCTTCTGCTCTTTGAAATACGGATGATGCTAATTTAGACCTAGCCAAGAAATCTACAGTACCTTTTACTGGAGCAGGCATACCTGCTGCTAATCCTGCTAATGTTTGTACACCACTTCCATATCCTAAATCTTTAGTAACTGATTCTGCTAATCCTGATAATCCGCCCATAACAGCACCACCTGTGGCAGTAACCAACGCACCAGGTCCTGTTATAGCACCAATTATTCCTCCTGTAACTCCACCAGCCAATGCTCCACCACGTATATTTGAGCCATATTCAGATAATGGTACTTGTCCCATCTTTTCTTTTTGAAGTCCAAATGGGTCTATTGAGGGGTCAACTGCTTTACGTTTAGATGTTGGCATCATTAAAGCAGCACCACCAGCAGTTTCTACAGGGGTTGTTAATCCTGGTATAGAACTCTTTTCTTTAGGAGTTTCTGTAGGTTTTGTTTTTACAGAAGGTAAAGATTTTGCAATTTCGTCTACTGTTGCATTTTGTTTGTCTAGTGGAAGATTTTTAAAAGAATCATCAACTGAAACTGTTTGACCATTTACTGTAATATCCATAATTATTTAGGTATTGACCAAGTTACGCCAGTTGATGTTTTATTCTCAGAACTATCTGCTTTAACTCCACCAGGATATTTCTGCATAAACTCAGAGAATGTTAAATTTTCATCTTCTTTAGATACGCCTTTTAGCATACCTTTAGATGCTGCAGATGCTAAATCAATTTCTTTTTGTGTATATGGAATTGCTTTTTTGACCAACTCTAATTCTTTATTAATTAAATCTTTACGTTCTTGACTAATCTTAGGGTCATTTAACATGACTTTAGCAGATGATTCAACAATTCTTCGCATCTCAGCCATTTTATCAAGAGCTACTTCTAATTTAGCACCAGCAGGTATTGCAACGCCTTTTTCAATACTTTCTGTTAATCCAACTAAACCTGTCGCAGCTCCCCCTGATTCTAATGACGCTAAACTTCGTGATACACCTGCCATACGAGTTTGCATTTTTTGAGAAGTAACATCATCCATTTTTTGATTAATTGCTGACAAAGGTGCAGTAAGTAATCCTGAGAAATTCTTTTGTCCAAATAAAGGTGATGTCGTTGTAATTGGTAAACTAGATAAGTTTTCTAACGCATCTGAAGCCTGTGTAATAGATACCATACTACGTTTAATAAATGGGTCTTCTTTACCAGAAGCCACGCCTCTCTTTTGCAAAATAACACCTTCTGATTTTTCTTGAGTAGGTACTCCCTTGAATTCATAATGAACAGGGTCTTCTTTTGGAAATGGTCTAAAGAATCCTTTTGAATTTAAGAACGCTTCAGTACCAGCAGGAGCATTAGTTCCTACATCAATTGCATTGTCATGGAATGTTTGTTTATTAGGGAAGTTAGCAGGATTGGTTGGAATGTATATTCCTTTCTCACCCTTTTGCGCCCTATTGTATAAATCTTGTTGTTGTTCTCTTGTTCTAGTGCCACTTGTAATTGGAATGTCAGTATTAAACTTAGTCTTAAATTCATCTTTTAATGAAGATAATACTTGCTCTGGAATTGGAGTTGATGGACTAGCAGAAACTGCCTGATTAATCTTTTCAGGAGGAACTGTAGCACCAGGCTTAACATCTTTAAATACTTCTTCAATAATTTTAGGGTCAACAGGAATACCGTATTTTTCAGCCAATTCAAGAAGTTTCTCTCTATCTCTTATAACATTTCTTGTTTCTTGACGTGCTTCTTTACGTTCTTTCGTTGCTGCTTCATCACGTCTACGAAGTTCAGTCCTAATTTTTTCTTGGACTTCTAAAGGAGCCATTGCAGCAATTTTTTTCATGTTTTCAGGACTATATTCCATAGGAAATCCTTTAGGAATAGGCATACCATTTCTTTCCCAACCTTTTACAACATTATTCCATTCATCCTGATTTGCAGCAGTTGCTAATCCATATAAAGCTGTGTTTTGTTCTTTTTTCTGTAATTCAGCAGCATTTTTTTCAAAAGTTGTTCCAGTAGTAATTAATCGTCTACCTGCATCAGTTAAATTTGAATGTTCTCTTGAACCTGGAGGATAATATTTTGCTTGTTGTAAATATTTTTTTCCTTGAGATACTTCTTGATTTGCCCTTAATTTTAAATCATTCATTTGCCCTGCTACAGTAGGCATTCCATTTTCGTCAGTTAATTTATATTGTGGGCCTAATACATTCTGTGCCATAGTGGCTAATTCAGGTGGTTTACCTTGTTCAGCAATTAATTCTTTTTGTTGTTCGCCTAATTGTAATTTTTGTAAATCTAATTTTTGTCTTTCAACACCCAACTTTTGTTGTTCAACATCATAGGCTTCAGGAGCCATTTGTCCTTTACGATACGCACCGTATGGGTCAAACGAAGTTGCTAAATTAAATAGTTCAGTTCCTAGTGCCATAATTATGCCGTTGGTGTTGGAGATGGTTGGTTATATCCTGAATATAAACTATATAAAGGATTAACAGGAGTTCCTGTAGCAGTTCCGACTCCTGATGCTATTGCTTGTGCGCCACCTAACTGACCACCTAGTTGTCCAGTAAGTAGATTTGCTTGAGAAGTAGCACCAGCCGCAGGTGATTGTCCAGCACCACTTAATCCTGCCAATGTGGCTAATTGTTGGTTATACGTCTGTCCTGCTAATTGTTGTCCAAACTGTTGTCCTTGTAACAATGCACCACCTGACACTAACCTACCTTGTGCCGCTTGTTGTGCCTGCATACCTTGTAAGCCTTGTGCTAAGTTAAACTGATAACCAGGTGTTGAAGTAACTGTTTGAGGATTCTGCATTAACTCAGATAATTGTGCGGCGTATTGTGAACGATAAGGCCCAAATGGGTCAGCCTGTCCTGCTAATCCACGCATTTGTTGACCTGCTAATAAGGAACCTACCCCACCCGCTACTTGTCCTAATCCACCAATAATAGGTGCAGCAGTCTTAGCCGCTCCCATAATTTGTGCTAATGAGGGTAATGAAGATGCTGGAGCAGTAGCACCACCAACTCCTAATGTTGAAGCATCAGCTAAACCTAATCCTGTTCCAGCAGAGTAATCTCCAACTCCTAAACCTAATCCAGAACCTAGTGATGAAGCACCTAATTGGGGAGCAACACCGCCAGCACCTAATCCTGCATCTACTGCTGCCGTACCTGCTACATCGGTAGCTGCTGCTGTTCCTGCAATATCTGCACCTGCTGCGACTCCTGCATCGGTTGCCCCTATCCCTAAAAGATCTGCTGCTCCAACTGCTGCGTCAACTGCCATAATATTATCCTATAATCTTAGTGAACACTCGTTCAGTTTCTCTATATCCTAGACGGTCAAATATTGCACCTACATCGTGGTGCTTCTTAGTGTTCATTATGACTCGTTGGACACCGTACTTCTTTAGGATTTCCTCAGTCTTGATAAACAATTTTACACCAATTAACCCTTTTCTATAATCTTTTGATATATAAAATATGTCATTTAGTGCTGTTAGACTGTCCTTATAATGCAAATGGTAACGTATAATACAAATGCAATATCCTATTAATTTACCCTCATCACGTGCCGTAATAATCCTCATGGCATCCATATCGCATAATCTCTTATATGCTTCATAATCAGGGTTTAATTTAATAACATCTTTGTTATTAGCTATCTCTTCATAATGAAGGTCTAATAATGGTTTAATTTCCCCAATAACCTTATCATAAGATTCCTCTTTATATTCAATCATGTATCCCCCTTTTCAACTTCGCACTCAATATATTGCAATCTTAATGGTTCATTGTCTGTATGAAATATGTCAAATGACCTTCTACGACCTTGACCACCCCTATGTACCTGAGATTTAGCAGTATTTAAATTAACATTCTGCCATTCAGAATAATCATTATAATCATTACTTGTCCAACGCATCAACGCATAAGAGTCTACTTTGTCCCCTATTACTTGCATTTCACGCCAAAACTTACGGATATTATCCCCACCATCAATTAATGGAGTCCTCGACAATACATAAATAGGATTACCGTCATCTTGATAAACCGTTGGGTCTAATTTATATACCTTTCCATTTGACTCATGTTGTAATAAGTCAAAGCCACTAAAACTGGTATAGTTATAACAACTAAAGTATTTCTCGGCATTATCTTCTACAGAACTCCAATATGTCCATCCATGTTGAGCAAAGTCATATACAAGAGTAATTCCTACATCTTTTAGGGTCAAAATGTAAAAAGAATGTCCTGAAGTCTTAACACTAAACGCATAGGCATTACTTGGGGTACATCTATTTAAAACTCTCTCTACATATTGGTTAGAAATAATCTGTGGGCTTTGACCTGCCAATGCAGTAATCTGATAACCCTTCTGTTGGCTTGTGGACATCCATACAACGGTATTATCCATTTGTACGACTGTATGTCCCTCAGCACATCCTACTTGTAATACGCTATTCTGATATGGTAAGAATGGGCTACCTGGTGACGCACCTGCATCATAGAAAAATTCTAAGGTATTTGTTCCCATTGCTAAAATGTAATTAACTGTCCTAGCAATACAGACTAAAGAATCTGACTGAGATACTGCCCCAATGTAATTAATTGCCTGCCATGTCGTAGGGTCTTCTACGTTCGAGTTATATATTAGCCCTGTTGAATCAGCCACTAAATAATATCCATCAATAAATACTGCACCTGTTACAGTAGATGTAGGATAGTTAGTCGTAAACGTAAGTGTTGTTGTTCCATTAGCTGTAGCATTTTGAGATAAAGTTAAAGTAGTTCCTGCGACAGTCAATACATACGTACCTGCCGTAATACCTGTACCTGATACGTTTTGACCTGGTTGTATCGCTGCATTAGAAGCCGATAGAGTGACTGTAGGGCTACCTGAACCTGTAGTACCAGACTGTGTTGTAATCGTGCTTGTAAGGTCTAATATCGTGCCTGATGCTATGGTATAAACATATCCCTTAACTTTGTTCTTAAAGAATACTTGTGTCTGATCTAATGTCTGTATGAAATCATATTTATCGGAACCATCCACAGTTCCTTTTGAAACGCCATTGTCATAGAACGTAGTTCCAACAATAGTAAATAAGTGAGTACCAATGGAATAGATGCCATTGCCTGCTCCTGATGAATTGGTTTGATAAGTAGATAGTCCTGGACGTTTGACTATCGCAGTAGATTCACTTTTCTCAATTTCAATGACTGCATTACCTAACTTAGCATCTTTAGTCAAAGTGCCATCACGAGTGCCAATATTGTGTCCGAGAGGTACTCTGATAATAGGCATTAGCGACCAAACCTTGTTTCTGGCATAAACATAGTAGAAGCCTCTTCTTGGCTCCAATCAATCATCTCATCAAGCATCTTAGCGGCTCTCATAGCCAACTCTTGACGTATACCTGCTGATACTCCATACTCCATTGCTACTTGGTCAGCCAAGCCAAATTTAAGTAGGTTATACCACTCATTAGGGAACTCAGGTACAGAATTGGGGCTTGTAATATCTGAAATAGGTAACTGAACTTGTAGATGGATGGTATAAGTAGAGTCAAAGGGTGTGTTATATACATAGAGTACACCATTGGTTAATTGTGGGTCGTAATAACATTGATTAGGAACTCCTTGTGAGGGCTTATAACTCTGTTGCATATATTCCTGTCTACTAATAACCTGTAGAACAGTATCATTGTTCGTGGAGCTTCTAATAAATGCCATTACTACTCTAAGAGGTCTGTCGGTGACTACATTACCTGTTGGGCCTAAAGTATACGTTGTTTGTCCTGCAACCATAGGAACTTGTAGGTCTTCTACTTTCCATAATGGTAATCCCTTAGTCTGTAATTGTTTAATGTAGAGGTTTAATGCTTCTGCACAGTTTTGATAATCAGCAGGGGTAGGATTATCCCCAGCACCAACGACTCCTAAGACTCGCAACGACCCATTAATAATCTGATCCCTAGTTACTGTATATGCAGCAGTCATGATTTTAGAATCCTATAGTTAATATATACAACGTAAACATAAATAATATTAAATAAAATAAATACCAAAGGTACAAAATCAAGATTAATTAGATTAAACAAAACTATATAAATATGCTTTGTTGCTAAGTAAGCAAATAGTACAATCAGTATAAATTTTGCAGCGGCAAATCCACCTATTACTCCAATTTTGGAGAATAACCAAGCCATAACTGGATTACCTTCATGTCCTTTACCTGACTTAATGACGTTATAGGTTGTCCAAAAGTCTAGGAACTGAAGAATAATAAAAATAGCTAGGAGTATGTAATTAATCATTAGATGGAATCTTCAATAATTAGATTTAATTGTGATATTGAGTAAGAAGTACCGCCAGCAGTTAAAGCAGCAAAAAAAGCATTATTATTTTGATTTGTAGATTGCTCGACAATATCAAAACGAGGTGTTACAAACCCCCTTACAGAACCATTAAGATAAGGAGCTAAAGATGCTGGGCCACAAGTAATATTAACATTATTTTGTAACATAGAAAGAGACCTTTGTCCTGAAAATTTAATAGTATATGCAGTAGCAGAGCCAGTAGTTGAATTATTTACCAAAGTTCCAGATAATCTATATTTAACATAAGAATTATCATTTAACAAACTTCCTATAAATAAATCAGAACCAGTATATCCATCATAATTTCCTGTAATTTGAACTGGAGTAGAAGATGTAATAGTGTTTGATAAAACAGTTAAAGGTATTACATGGCGAACTTTATAATCAATTAAAAATGCACCTGCTGTTTCAATAACAATAGCTCCTGCATTATCTTGAATTTTAACTCTACCTACACCATTATGATTTACATTGATGGTTGCAGAACCACCTGGCTCAAAATAGTTTCCGCAAACTACAGCATCATTTGCATCTGTGCCTAAAGTTTCGTTTAAATAAATATCATTTCCTGTGCCTGGTGTAGTAGCATTTGCACCATTAGACTCAAAATAATTATCACGAACTATTAAGCTACGGCTTGAAATCCCACCGCTTGAATCATGCCTAATTCCATTTCCACTATTTTGCTCAATGTCGCATCCACTAATAACTACGCTATTAGAACTTTGAACATAAATACCATCACCAGAGGAATAAAGAATACGACTATCTCTAATGGCAAAATTATGGCACTCTCTTTGTAAATAAACACTTGTATTAGTTGCGCCAGTAAAAAAACAATTACTTACTTTTGATGTATATGCTTGGTAACCAACTAGACTTGAATAAAATCCAAATACTTGACAATTTCTAACCTCAACATTAGATGACCATAAATAAAATCCAAGTGCTCCTGATGATGTTGTTGCAGTTCCATCAAGAATAATATTTTCAATAATTGCTGTGCTTGTTCTTGGTGTAGAACCTATTACACCTACATTAATACATGGACTTGTTAAAGCAACAGTTGGTTTAATTGTCGCACCACCTGTGGATATTAAAGAAACATTTAAATTAATATTTAAAGAACTGCTTGTTTTATAAGTTCCTGAAGGAAAATAAACAATACCATTAGTAATTACTTCAGCAGCATTAATAGCTGCTTGAATAGCTGCAGTATCGTCTGTAGAGCCATCCCCAGCAGCGCCAAAATCTTTAACGCTTAGACAATCAGCAAGTTTTAAATTAATGTCACGATTAATTGCACCAGATGGTGTAGAGCCACCATTTTTTAAATCAAATTTTGGTATTAAAGTAGTCATATCGTTATCCTATTGCGTTTAATTGTTCATTTGTTGGTTGTAGATTGCTATTAGACCAATGTTTTATGTAATCGCCTTGCCCATCATTTTGAAGAATAATTGTTACTGTAGAAGGAGAAAAATCTTCAGCAGTTAATATTGGGTATATTTTAATAATTTTTTCATATAAAGACATTACGCACTCCTGACCATAACTGCTTGAAAATATGTTGAATAAGCATTGTTTGACAAGGATTTATTTCCGCCTGAAGATTGATATACATATAATTCAACATAATCTGTTGAACCATTAAAATAAATTAAAGCTGATACTAAAAAGCCATATCCTGATACTGGACTGTAATCTAAACCATCTTTAAATCTAACACCATTTTTGTAAATTGTAATCAATGCTTCGCTTGTAGTTGCTCCAGTACCAAAAGTACAGTGACCACTTACTTGATAATACCCTGCAACAGTAGGTGTAAACCTATAGTTTGTAGTGTTATCAAAATTACTATTTATGTTAAATTCAGTTGCATCTAGCACTACTTTTGTAAATGAAGCATTAGTAATGGCTTGGGATGAAGCACTTTGATATGCGCTAAAAGCAGGGCCTTGCAAATTATATGCTGTAACATTACCTGTCACACTTAAATTACCTGCACCTGGATCAGTTGTGTTTCCTATGGATACACCACCTGAGTTTGCTATTTGCATTGCTTGGGTAAATGTTATAGCGTTTCCAGCTGTGCCTGATGGAGCTGTAAACCAAGCATGGACTCCACTACTTTGATTGTAATAAGTTACAGCAACTGCACTAATAGCGTATTTCCATCCTGAGTTATAGTATGCACCTGATGTTAAATTTATATTTGAGCCTGAAAAACCATATAAAGCATTTCCTACAGTTCCAACTTCAAATGCTTTAGCAGTAGATGATGTTGTCCAAGCACTAGGAGTAACACCAAGCCCTAAATTGCCTGATGAATCAATACGCATCCGTTCGGTATCATTGGTAAAAAAACCTAATGGATAAGCACCAATATTACGCAAACGTAACATACCTGGAAAACTACTATGAGATAAACTATCTAATTCTAAAGTTCCTTGAATACTGCTATCAGTAGTTAATAAAACACCTGTAGCCGATCCTGTACCAGCCGTAGTATTAGTTATTTGTGTCCATGTAGAACCATTGTAATTTTTTGATACAACTAATGGTTGACCTGGTGCATTTGTACCAATACCTAATCTATTATTTGTTCCATCATAAAACAAATTAGAACTACTATTAAATGCTCCTGTACCATTGCCATAAGGTATATATCCAACAGTTAAGGTAGTTAAACCTGTCCCACCGTTTGTAGGATTTAATACTCCTGTACTAGAAGCTCCTTCAGCAAGAAATGATAGATTACGAGGAATTGTCATATTAAGTTACTCTAATTTGCACTACAGAACCATTACGGTACATACCGCCAATAGGAACTCCACCAGATGATGCCGCTGAATCATTAGCATAATTACTTAATACACTTACGTTATTAAATACAGAGCCAGAAGATACATAGTTTGAATATTGTTGCGTAGTAGCCGCTAAAGTAATTGATGCCGTAGAAGATAAAACATTATTAGCGTAAACAATATTTGTATTAGATGATGTTAAATCTCTAATTAAAGATGATTTAGAAAATACATTACTTAAAATAGAAATATTTGATGACGGTGTTGTACCATTGGTATTTTGCCCAAAAGTAACGTCATATCCTGTAACAGATTTTGTAAAGTTTCCTTCAATCAATACATTAGATCCACCACCACCAACAGTACCAATTACACCTGGACAATAATAAAAATTTGTTGCTGTTATTGCAATATTTCCTTTAATAGAAACATTGCTAAGGTTATTTGTTCCAGTATTAATGCAATCTGTTACATTTTGAAATGTGTTGCCATTAATTGTTTGAATACCAGAGCCACCTTGTAATGCTAATCCACCAAAATTGCTTGATCCTGATGCACCTAATATTCTATTGCCAGAAAATATTAAACTGTTGTTGTAAACATTTGAACTAGAACTATAAGCATAAGCAGCACTTAGTGAAGAATCTGAACGTAAGAAAATGTTATTTGTAACAGTTACATCTTTTGCAGTATTTAAAACATATATGTAACCATTATTTCCACCACTACAAATACAATTGTCAAAAATATTAGCATTAATAATACATTCACCTTGTAAATCTTCTAAGTGAATTGCAGCATCACCAGCACATTTTTGTACGTTATTATTGGAAATAATTACATTTTTTACATTAGTAATTCCAACAAATCTTCTTTCTGTTGCTCCTGTTGGATATCCGTTACTGCCTTCAAATACGTTATTTGTAATAGTCCACCATCCAGATGCCACAGTAGATGAATTTGCTTCTACTAAATCACCTAACATATTAAAAGCAATGTTATTATCAACAGTTACATAATTACTAGAATATCCAGCTTGTTGAATAACACCATATCCTGTACTATCAAACGTACAATTTTGAACCATTACATTATCAACAGTCCATAACCATACACATTGAGCAACAGTTTTAAAATAACAATTTTCTATTAAAAAATTAGTTACCGCACCTGAGTAACCTATTGCTATACCACCTGGAGTTGTTCCATCTAATCTAATATTAGAAAAAGTAACATTACTTGCGTTGACACGAATTGTATTTCCAGATACGTTATAAGGGTGTAATCGAGTAGAATAACCATCCCCATAAATATACATAGGGTTACTAATTGTTAATGTGCCAATAAAATAATAATCCCCAGATGGAAAGTAAAGTGCTTTATTTGCTGAAGCAGTAATAGCAGCTTGTATAGCAGCAGTATCATCTGTGCTACCATCTCCCACCGCACCAAAGTCTTTTACAGATACTGTCTGTTGTAATTTGGCTTGTACATTGGTTGTTACTGAACCTGTACCACCTTGTGTGTAAGATATGTTACTAGCATCTATTTGCCCTGCCGCAACAGGAAGATTATAGATAACTTCTACTAAATCACCTGCATTAAGCCCTGATAAAAAGGTAATGCTTGAAGTCGTTGATTCACTATAGTTGGTACTAGAAATCTGTTTAGAGCCATTTACAAATACTGCTAAATTATTGACATTCTGAATATAATTAAATGACAATGTAAATACAGTCTGCCCTTGTGTTGCTGTAAACTCTTGTACTTGAGTTGCAGCAGTTCCTGTATTAGTTCCTGCACCATTTGCAAATAGATTTAAACTAGCAGCCGTTACACGTAACTCTACACGATCTCCCACATTCCAATACTGAGCAGAAGTTCCATCTTGTCCACGTACGACAGTTAGTACGTCTCCTGTTCTATTCGTACATTTCATAATCTCTGTAGAGCTTGTACTAGAACTAATCAAACTAATGTAGAAATAGTTGCTACCAGCAGGGCTTGGGAATAATGCACCTGAACCTGCGTACAGATTAATTGTTGTATCTGATATACCAACACCTAGTGCTAATGTAGTTGATGCGTTATTCGTAAATAATGGAATTGACATAAATCTATCCTAATGTATATGCATTGACGGAAAAACCATCAACCAAATGTGAATATGGTTCTTGAATAAGTATATCAGTTCCCTCTGGGCGACTAACAGGTACTGACATATTATCTCTAATACCTTTAACGTAATCTTGAGGATGGCGAATTTCAAAACATCTATCATCAACGTATAAACCATCCCATCTTTTTTTTAATTGGCTAAATTTAAACTTTTTACCACATTCGTCACAAATTGCATTATAGTTTCCACTATTATAATAATCTGCTCTGCCCATAGTTATACACTCGTAGGGGCATAGACAGGAATATCACCAGTTGCAGTATATGTATTTCCGTTACTGGTTGTTACTGTCATAATTAAACGGTAGGTGTTTTCATCATATCCACCTACAACTCTTTGTGTTGCTTTACCCAAATTAATAACAGGACTACCATATAAAATAGCACTTGGGTTAGTATCTGTCCCTTGTTGAGTTACTGCACTACACGTTGCAGAAAGTAGTGTTTCTCCTGTATTTAATATAGGATTAAAGTCGAACGAGAAATTTTCCGATTCTGTGGTGAGCTTGTAACTAAACTGGGACATATTATTTATCGTTGAATATTAGACTTTTTCTTGTTAGCAAATACGTTTCTGCTCTTAAACAATTTTACAGCCCTATCTCTGAAATCCACCACAAACGTAAAGCGTTCTACAGAACCCAGTCGTGGGAATAATACTAAGATTATACTTGATATTGTAGTAGAAATAACACTAATTATCTTATTAATTTTCCTAATTAATGTAATACTGGAGGTAGATAATATAGACAGTATTTTTGCAATTGCCCTTTGAATTGTGGCAGTTGAAGTAGAAATAACAGACAATAATTTACCAAATGTAGATGCTTTAAGTATGGAAACAGTTGCTGTAACTGTCCTTGTCAGAGTCTTCAGTTGCTCCCTAGAAATACTGATTACAGAAGTACTTAAAACACTTAATTTCTTTCCAATACTTCTAATTAAACTAATTGCCCCAGTTACGCTAATAGAATAGGTTTGTCGTATAGATTTTATAATAAATGGGCTACCTGTTACCGCTTTAGATAATGCCACTAAATGTAATGCAATATCACTTAACACCACAATACTGTTTTCCACTACTTTAGTCATTATTTTATTAATGATCCGTTGTAATGAAACAACACTTGTAGAAACCACAGATAATACTTTTGAATAAATAAGTGCAACACTAATAGTAACTGCACTTGTAGATAATATACTTAATATTTTTTGATACAACGACCCTGAACTACCTGCGTAGGAAGCAGAAGAAAAGGGCTGTTTACCAAACATTACGTTAAACTTTTAAGTCTGTCTAAAGTAGAAGTAACTGTTAGTATGTCCACATCAAATTGAGCTAATGTATCTATTTGCCCATTTTGTACAGACGCATCTCTAGCGTTTTGCAACACCCTTAATCTGTTTTGTAATACTTCAATTACTTCGTCTATAGTCATAATATTAAATAGTAGTTGAGACTTCTTCCCACATCATTCCAAATGCTAGTGATGATGCAACAGAAGCAGCAGAAGTATAAAACGCTGCAAATCCACCAGGAGGAATCACTACAGAACCTTCCATATCAACTACTTTACCACCTGAAGTTGTTGTAGTAATAGCACCTGTTAAAAGTGTATCTAACAAGATTAAACGAGTAGGTGCAACTGGTAATGTAACTGATGAAGCAATTAAACCTGTACCTGCTGGCTGACCTACAAAGTTAGATAATGGTACTAATGGTGTAGTCTGTGTAACTGCTGTTGATGCAGAATAACCTGTCATAATACCAAAAACTAATGCAGCAGTTTGAGCCACAACAGGGGTATAAGTTACTTTAGTCAATACTAAGTTTACTGTAGAACCAATAGGATTCGTTAAACACATACCTGTGTAAGTTGTTGCAAATGCAGCAGTTGTTGTTACACCTGTTAAGTTTGCACCTGAATACATTGCCTTACGAACAGTTGTTTCATAATAACGACCATGTAGTTCGTCAATAATCAACTCTGAAGTTGGGCCAATTCTTAATGCTAAGTTGGTTGGATTTGTTCCTGCGGCTTGTGCTGCTGATCCACCGACCTGTCCGTTAATTGGTAATGCCATAATAAAACTCCTTTAAATAAATGAATAGTTAACTACAAGTGATGGCGATGTAAGTGCCGTTGTGTCGCCTGAAGTAATAGCTCCTGATACTGTAAAAGCAATACCTGCTGACAAATACAAACCACCATCAGGTAAACTCACGTTGACAAAACTACCAATGCTTGATGGTATTACATACGTCTGCACAGATGCTGTTGAAGTTGTAGCTGCAGCAGCGTTCTGTAAATGCAAAAACGCAATATTTGCAGAGTTATTTTGCATATTAAGCATTGTTATACGACCAGCAGAGGCTTTAGCTTGAACTACCGCAGCAGCAGTTGCCGTAATAATACTCTGACCGATTGTTTGGTTATTGGTTGCTGCTAATGCTAAAGGAGATACATATAATGGGTTAGTCGATGATTGAGCAGCAGCACCAATATTGACTATTGACATACCTAATTGAGCAGTAGAAGCAGATACAGCAGTACCACCAATCGCTGCTACGTTATTACCCATAAATGGCACGTTTCTTAAAGTATAAGTAAATGCTCCAACTGTCGTACAAGTAACTTTAATGTATCTACTTTGACATGGGAAAATGTAATTGGTATTGACTGCTGCTAAAGTGGATACCCAAGCACCACCGTTGTTGATTCCACCAATCGCAGAATAAGTAATGTTGTCGTTTGAACCTAAAACAGTACCAATAAACGCTTGAGTCGTAAATTCTATGCTGTTATAGCCTTGTGTATCAATCGTAAATGCCTGACCAATAGTAGATGCTACTAACTTAATTACCTGTGGCGAATCACTTAATATAATTCTGTTATTTACATCAACTGTTGGTTGATTAATAACTTGTGTAGATAATGCTAAATCGCCACGAACTACGTTATCTAATAACGGTATTGAATCAAAATCACCACCTGTTTGACCAACTAATGTTGCTGATTGAGGAGCATTTCCAATATATGACATTAGCTGACCTCCACCGCAGATACTGTTACATCAACTGCACCATTAGAAACTACTTTTAATGAGTAATTTGCAGGAATTACTATTTTTGCTGATTGCACAACATCAAGTGATGTACCAACAGGAATAATGACGTTATTAACTATATTAGTCGTTACCGTAGCACCAGAGTTAACTAAAGTTACAGAAGCAGTTACTGTTGATGTTGTTGTATTGGCTAATAATAATCCAATCAATGTGGATTGAACTCCAGACGTAACAGGGTTATAAACTGTTGTTAATGTCGTAACTGATGCTGTTTGAGTCGATGTATAGTTTATAGCCATATCACGCAATCATAGAAAGAGCTAATGCTATTTTAGCACTAGAAGTTGCAGAACCTGATGTTCCAAATGGTATATTAAGGTCATTTCCTGTAAATGTAAATGCTGAAGATGCTCCTAATGCACCACCGTTATTATACTGTACTTGGGTGTTTGATCCTGCCACAGAACCTGTTGCAACAGTATTATAAGCAATAAATTCAACAATAGCACCTGCCGATGCACCTGTGGCTAATACAACTGTAGTTCCATTGGATGCTGTATAATCAGCACTATTAAGCAATACGCCATTGTAATAAACTTCAATATATCCTACCGTATAAGTTACGGTAAAAGTAGTCTGTGATGCCGTTGCTGTTACAGAAGTTCTTGAATAACTACCATAGACTGTACCCCAACTAGGTACTGTGCCTGTTCCGTTGGATGTTAAAACTTGTCCTGCTGTGCCTGGATTATTACTTGAATATACCGCTATGCCAGCAGGATAATCACAAAATACAGTAACTGTGCCACTAAATGTTACTGCTGATCCTGAATTGCTTGAGGATAGAATTGTTGTTCTTGTAAGGGTTGTAGAGTTGGTTAATGTACCAATACCTACTTCCCAATTAGTTCCGTCATTCGCAGAGTAATAGGTTGTATTACCTACTGTAATGGCAGGTGAAAATGATTGATAACCTGCTGTAGTAGCAGATAAGGTAAAGCTAACTGTTGTGTTAGCCGTACCTGTTTGTTGTATTCTATCCGCTACTTGATGAGCCATAATTAACTAAATTGTACTTTAAAAGTAAATTGGATACTATCGCCTGTGTTTAATGCTATACCTGTAAAGTCACCTTTTACAAATAAATTACCTGAAGTTGATGCGTCAAACAATCCTGCGTTAGTAAATGTTGCACCACTTGCCTCAGTTAATGTTCCTACTACTTGAAATGTATCGTTTGTAGTAGATGTTGTTACTTGTGATACTGTTCCTGATGTACGTGGTAATACTTCAGTAAATAATGTCGTATCTGTTGCACCAGTTGTACCAGCACCAGTCCCCCAACCTACATATTGAGGAATTGTTCCCCCACTATTAAGACGGTTTGTGATGATAGCACGACCAGTATTCACCAATAGAGTGGCCATGTTATTTCCTTTCTAGGAAGCGTTTAATCTTCCATATAATGCGTTTAATTGGATTCTTATGCCAATAGTCAATTACGCCTAATTCCTCTACAGTTCCGTCTGCACGAGTAATCGTTGCTACTAACTGTATTTCTTTGGCGTTGGATTCGGCTATGTGCATATTAAGAATGGTATTTAACTAATTCTAAAATGATTGTGTAAGATGTATTAGTGGTTGTTGATGCACCACCAATTGTTGTAGTAGTAATGAGTCCTGTGGGGGTTGTTGCGTTATTAACGATACCGCCAAATGGTCTAGCCTTAATCTCACCACGACCTGTTAATTTCCATAAAGATGCTGGAGTAGCACCTGCCCAATTTAAGTCAACTTGAATACCGTCTTGAATGTCAAAGTTAATACGATTAACACGAACTCTGTCAGGAATAGTACCTTGACCATCCATTTGACTTAATGTAGATGGGTCAATAATTGTTACACCACTTAAATCAGCAGCGTTTAAATAACCGTCTACTTTGATAGTTGTATTCTTATAACCATCATTTAATATCTGTACTGTTGGATTTGGGGAAGCCATGATTAATAATTCCCTTTAGGTTGTTTTAGTTTAGTATCCTGTTTCTTAGGAGTAACTTTACCCTTACGTGCTTCTTTTGGAACACCAATAGGAGCCTTAAGACCCATTCCAATGTCGTGACCTTCACGCAATTTTTTATTAGCACCTGCTGCCATCATAATTCCTTTCAATATATTAGAGAAAAAACCCCCTAGATATTTTTGGTAACTAGGGGGAATACTTCTCACGTCAGAGTTTATTAGGCTCCTGGAGTTCCCCACAATGCACGTGGATCGCCCCACCCGAAAGCATAACGCTCGTAGGATTTAGCTTTTGCGTTCATTGTATCGAAGTCATTATCCATATCAAAAGTGATTGCTTCACGCTCTTGATGAATCATACCAGTACCAGCAGGCATCATTGTACGGATAAACCATGCAGTTGTTGATGTGAGGTAATGGTTCATCTTGATACCATCAGGCAATGCGTTTGTAGCATGGAGTACGTTTACAGCGTTTGTACCTGCTGTGTTTGCTTGATATTGGTAAACAGACTTCATAATACGATTTGCTTCAAACCAGTTGCTTGGGTGAACAACTAAACTACGTGGCATTAAGTTGATACGTAAACCACGATCATTTTGTGCCAACATAATCTGAATAATCAAGTTTTCAATCGCAACTTCAGACAATGCAGCAGCTACTGTCAATAAGTTAGAGAATGTACCACCTGATGTATTAGGGTGTGATGCGTTTAACAAAGATACGTTATCGCCACCTTTATATGAAGAACTGAAAGAATTGTTATATACGTTTGCAGCTACGTTCTCTTTGGTTTGACGCATAGAGAAAGCATTTGCAGCAGCACGTCTCTTAGAAACAACTTCATAAAGGTTGTCTTGGAGTTCTTCGTGAGTAACGATGTATCCAATACCGTATGCTACGTTAGTTAAACGTGTTACAAAACCTTGAACTTCTGAGTCATACGAAACGCCTTGACCTTGAGATTTCTGTGGTGCTAAACCAAAACCTGTAGTCTGTACATACTCTTCATAGTTCTTGTCTGAAGTAGTTGTGTCAAATAAATCTGTGTACTCAACAGGATGCTCACTGTATGAGCGACCCCACCAAGCCTTAACACCAGGCCATAGAGCCTTTGGATGTGAACCAGTTGTAATAATACCAGCCATTTTTTATTCTCCTAATTAAATACCAGCAGACGGTCTGTTAAACTCGTGCTGATTGAACAAGACCATGAAACGAGTGTAAGCACCAATAGTAGTACCTGGTATTTGCTCGAATCCAACAATCTTCAATGGTGCTGTAGAAGAAGTAGTTGTGCCTGTTAAAACTGATGCAGATAACTGATTTGAATAAGAAGGTGTTGCAACTGTGTAAGTTGCATTCTTATTAGCATCAGCCGATGTAAATGTAGTTGAGTCACCTTGAACTACATACATTTGGTCTGGGTCATCATTAACCATTACATAGTAGTCATTTGCTTTAGTAGCAGGTACTGATGTAATTGTAAGGTCGATGTTTGTTCCAACGAGTGTTGGGCTATTTGGGTTAGCTTGTAAAACACCCATAATAACGCCACGTGGAGTGTCGCCAGATGCGCATTTTGCAATCTTTGGAGTACCGTTAGCATCAGAACCAGTTTGTGTTTTAATTACATCACCAATGTAATACGCAGAGGTATCAGCAGATGGAATCCAGTAAACACGCATTTGTTGGTTGTTGGTGCCACTTGTACCATAAATAATCGGACTAAATCCGAATGGTGCATTTGTGTTTGCCATTATAAATCCTTATAAAATTAAAATTTAAGAACGCTTAATCGAGATGCTTGAAACGTATTTTCCATCTTGACCAACCGTACCATTAATATTTCCGCCAGCGATTGCGTCTTCTATTTTTCTATTTTCTAACAAGATGGCTTCTTGATCTTCCTCAAACCATTCATTCTTGATTTTCATTAAATAGCCATAAATAGGCGCACCGTTATCAAAAGTTCCTACCTTCATTTTGATTTTGTCGTTCATGTCAACATTTGAAGGCGATACGCCATTCTCTATCTCGGTTTCATGTTTTACGACAAACTCATAACCACTATCTAATGCTTGGTCTATCATCTTACCGTCATCATTCATCCAGCATAAATGATAGCCAGGCACTTCTACTGTTACTGCCATAGAAAGTTTTGGTGCGCCAAATGAAGTACGTCTAGTTCGTTGGGACTGAGACCTTACCACCTCTGTATCACGTTCCGCAACTGACCTTATTTGCGCTTCAGAACTTCCCTGCTTATTTTCTCTTGTCATTTTAATATCCTTACTATAATTGAATTGTATACGAATTACAACATTTTTAAATACTATTCTCCAAAGAAATCTTTAACATATTCCTCACGTGTTAATAATTTCTGCTTTTCAAACTTCAAACAAGCCTGTTTAGCCTCAGGCGGAAGATCATTAAATGAATACTTACCTGTCTTAGCACTTGATTTATTGCCTGTTGTACCCTCTACTGGGGATGGTTTTGCTCTATTAGCATTGGTAAACTTCTCAGGATACATCTTTTTTACCCTCTTAGCCACTTCGTCTAAGAAATCACGACCAATAAGTGTAGGTTGTCTACGTTTAAGGGTTTCACCAATTAAATTAGCCTCTTCGGTCAATTCAGGGTCTTTACCAAACCATTTATTGTCATCATTCCACTCTACAAAGGAAGGGTCAATCTGATTAGTAGCCTGTTTAGTCTCTTGAGCCTCTTTTGCACGTTGTTCTTTGAGTTCTTCAATAGCATCATCTACTTCAAGTAACTTATCACCGTCACCTTGACTGACTGCCATCTTTTTTTGTTCTCTAAGTTCTGCTAATGCTCGGTCATACGCACGTTTTTCATTATCAGCAGAAAACTTCTTGAATTCCATCATTGTGGACTTCATTTCAGCAATTTCACGCTTTAAGAACTCATTATCCTTACGTAAAATAGCATTAATTTCTTTACCTTTTTTTACAAAGGTTTCGGCATCTACCCATTTATCGGCAGGCCCATCATATTCTTCTTGTGGAACCCATCCTTGACGTTTTGCTTCATTTACCGTCTCTTGGTCAGCAGAATGTGGCTCTACAGTCGTTTCGGTTTGTAATTCAACAACTTCTGTTGGTTCTGTAGCACTAAGTGGTACACTTTGAACTTCATCCATTTGCTTTCTCCTTTACTAATACTACGTCAAGATCATTTAAGACTCTGTATTCGAGTCCGTCATCTGATTGTTTTTTACTAATGATTTGTCCTGCATAACGACCAAACTTAACATTGTCTCCGACTTGACACCAAGCAGCTTGTTGGTCGGAATAAGCAGTATTCCCAAGCTCGACAACGATTCCTGAGTCTTGACCAAGTTGCTCTTTATCGGCTGTGATGTCAGCGATAATAATGCCGCTTTCAGTTTTTCTTTCAACTTCTTCGACCCTCACGAGTACACGATGCCCTGTAGGCTTCCATCCTGAATTGTTCATTATGCCCCCTGTATATCTTCATATTCGAGTTCTAAAATTTGATTGATGGCATATACCCCACCTAATGCAAATTGATTATCCCCCTCAGTCTGAAACTGTCGGTTTGCCCAAGCCTCTTGTGCCTCTAATTTAGCACGTTTAAGATGACTTCTGAACTCCTGTGTTACTGGATGATTCATCCATTCCTGCCATTCCTGTTGCGTCATTTGCTTCCCTTTCTAGTTGACTCATTAACTCAATACTACGAAATATTCCATCCATGTGCGCCCTCTTAGCACCTATTTCAGCCTCTAACATAGCAATAGCATGACCATTCTTTACTCCGTCAGCCTGTTCTAGTTCTAATACGGCTTTGGCTTGTAATTCGGTTACTTTTGCTTGCATTAACTCTGCTTCGCTCATCAGTTTGGCTAATCCCAACTTGAATCGTAACTGATGGTTCATTGCACGTTCATCGGTCTTCATTTTCTCAATCTGCATCTTGACATCAGGCTTAGGAGGTATCGCATTAGGCCCTTTAGGGTCAGGCAATATCTGTTCAATATTATTTACTTTAAGGGATTCTAAATATCTCTTCTTGACTTCATACATATTCATGTCAGGCCCTGCAATTGCCATAACAGCCTGTGCTTGTGCCTGTTTCTGACTATCTGATACCACGTTTGGATCAGCAGCAGGTTTAACCAATTTCATGTCTAAAGAATAGTCATCTGGTAGCACAAATGACAGTTCAGACTTATATTCAAACTCAATAGGGTCACTTGGTAGATATAACTGATTGAGTCTATATAACTTTTGGAACTCTTCTTTCATGGCTCTCCAAGTACGCTTGAAGATACCATTAAATACTTTCATTCCTTGTTCAACAGTATGTCTTGATGTCTCAGCAGGAGTGTTTTGACCAGGACTTACCCCAGTCATAATGTCAGTAGCACCTGCAATACGCTCACCATAGTTAATCAGTAACTGTAGTAATTGGAATAATGTAGCACTTGGCTCTCTGACAGGTAATGCCATAATATTGGCACGTAAGTCATCGCCTGTACTGTCTACACGCTTCCACTCATGAGGCTTGAATGTATAATCTCCACCCTTAATCTTGACTCCACGACCTAAGAATCCACCACCTGTTACAGACATTGTGCCTGCATCAATCAGTTGATTAACAATGGTGTTAACAGAGTCATTGAGTGGCCCAAGTAAACTTCCAAATCCTAAGTCATAGAAACCACCATCAGGGCTAGGGATAAATCCATACTTCGTAAAATACTGTTCAGGCTTAATACGGATAATGTCATTACCACTATACTCAATAGAGTCTTGGAAGTAACGTGCAACTATACGGTAAATAATACCTGTATCACGTCTTAAATAAACGATATATGGCTCTTTGTAGCCGTCTTCATCAAGGTCAATCCAACAATGTATCTCATAGAACTCAAATGGAGTGTCAGGATCACCTGTTTGTTCCCTTACTCCTTGTGCGTCTTCTTTAGCAGTTCGTAATAAGGTCTGCTGGGGTTGTCCTGCTGGAGCTTCATCTGTTGGCTTACTAAAGATGCCACGTACCTGGCGTTCATGTAATTCATTTGATGATAGAAAAATGCGGTGCGTAACTCTTGGTGAGTCTGCAATTGATTTAGTGAAATAATTGACGATAAAATCATTTGGAAGTACCAGTTCGGATACGTTATGTCCCTTTACAGGGTCAAAATAGGATTTCTTAATCGCTGTACCTGCAATAGCCTGTACAAGTAATGTTTTGTCTTGATTCTCTTCCCATGTCTCATCTTCTTCCATTACCTGATAAGTCATGTGGCGAGATATTCTATCCCCACGCTTTTGCATTTCACCATCATCATCCTTACCATACACCTTACATTGGACAACTTCATTGTTGCCAAGTAATGCAGGATAAGCACGACTGTGGTATTGCATTGCTGCGATAGTAATCAGAGGGAACTTTACGTTAGAAGCATTAGGCCAAGGGAAAGTCTTTTTCTCTACAACCTGAAGTGCCAACTTAATAGACTTTTCATTACGCTCTTCCCAATCTAATCGAGAAGTTAAGTCCATGTTGACTTCTTCTAATAATCTAGCACCAAGAGATGACAACTCTTCATTGTCCATTTGTTCGGCAATGTTTGGCGATTTGACTAGATTTTCAATTTTCATTCGGCTTCCTCAGTTTTTAAAAAAATAACAGATTGTGTCGTGATAGTCAATAACTATTACTAATTATTTAATACCCTGTATACATCCCTTGTCCTTGCCATGTTTCATCCCCAAACTTCTCTTGATACTCTTCATCTTCCATTTCTTCTTGGCTTGGGGCTTGGACTACTCTGTCTAAAGCTAATCCGATATATGCTAAGGAGTCTACTTGGTCATCGTGTTGCCCACGTGGGAATACTAACATCTCATCTATTAGGGGCGCATAATAGCCATGTTCTTTATTAAACCTAACTCCACCAGCCCTCATACGAGCCTGTAATGGTTTAGCCCTTTGTTCTTTATCGACCTTTGGAGTCACAGCATGAAGGTTAATATATTGCCCTCTTTTAACCATTTCGGCATTTAAGAAAGCATCTAAGGTATGTTTAATCTGTCCCTTCTCAGCGATAAATAGGTTAGGCTTATATTTGGATTGCACCCAAAACATATTCTCAATAATCTCAAAACCATCCCATCTACCCCTACGGATGTCTACAACGTGTAATAGTCCTTCCCTATCAACACCTGCTACTGAAATGACCGTATAGTCGCTTTTAGTCTTTTTAGTAATCGCAAAGTCAATTGCAGCATAATATTCCAAGATGTCTGGAGTGTCGGAATGAATGAAATCGTCTTTATGGAAATAGGCGTTCTCCGCATCAATTGGCTTATTAAGATATTCTTGGGAATAGCCATCAGGGTTTCCTTGATTAATATAAGACTGACGTATTTCTGTAAGTTTCTCTTTAGGGAGCTTCTCAGGCCATAAGATTTCCGTAAAGTCCTCATTATGGGCAGCAAACCTCTCACTTAGCCATAAATCATCCTTGAGTAGTCTTTCTAAGGCAGAATCCATGTGTAAGACAGTCCCTACCATCCTCACCTTACAATATTCTGAGCCACAGGGTAATAGGTCATTAAATAGCCAATTACGGAACTTTTCCCTACGTTGAGGGTTCATTACCTGTTCAGCACCTTCAGCATCATCAATTACAATTAAATTAGGACGCTTACCGTTCCATTGCAGACCACGAACCTCTTGTTCCGATCCCTTACACATAATACAGAATTGATGTCCATCTTCTAACTCTACAATAATCTCAGCCTCAGTATCCTTAATTAATTTAGGCTTAACCTTAAATTGGGACTTTATTTCATTATTGGTCAAAAGTTCCGCCTTGATATTACTAAGAAACCTTACTACCTGTCCTTCTGTCTTAGACACTAATAGGATGAAGTCTCGGTCTCTAAAGAGTGCTGATGCTAAAGTACAGGAAAAGGTGACTGCCGTTGTTTTTGCCGTACCACGTGGTGCCGCAACGACAACTCTAGGATGCTCAGAACAGAACTTATCCCAAAGTACCCTATGAAAGTCAGGAATAGCCTTTACAGCATCCATACGAGGGGCTAAGAATACTCTGACAAAACCCTCTATAAGAGGAGAATCAAGTTTCATCTGTACTTAGGTGTTGATGAGCAAAGTTAATGAGTGCCTGCATATCGGTGCGCACCCTCCACCCCATGTCAACACGTGCCTGTATCTCTTCTAAATACTTCTCGTCAATGGGGCGAAGAAAGTCCTCTTGAGGTATCTTGTTAGTAAATTCCATATTATTCTGTTTTTAAATAGTCTACTGCTTTATCCAGCAATTTCATTTGTTCAGGAGTGTAATATTTGCTATGCTCTTCTTTAGGCCATTGCTCAAACATATATCCCCTTAAATATGCTGGCAATCCTGACCTTTGATACCATTCTTTAAAAGTTGGTACTTTTTCATCAGGCTCTAATTCATTTTTAATAAAATGGTAATACTGTTCTTTCATTATCCCTTTTTGTTCAGTAGTCATAGACTGTTCAAACTGTGACCGTATTTTTTTTAATTTAGGGTCAGTATCTACCATTTCATGTGAAAATATGTCCGCAGCTACATCTTGTGGTCTAGTTGCCGACTTATAGGTCTCAACCCCACTTACATCTAATGGTATATCTTTTGGTCTTGGTCTATTTGGCGCGCCAGTCTCACCTTTAGGCCAATATTCCAAATAAGGCAATTTAGAGTCATCTGAAATAGATTCTTTATATTGAACTGGTGTTGATTTAAGTCTAGGATACATTTCCATTGCTTGTTCATATCTACTTTTAGACATTGCTTGTTGTGCCATAGGGCTTTGATAATCACCTTGATAATCACCCATAGGACTATATGACCCCTGCATTGGCGACGAAGGAATACCCTGTGATAAACCCATTAATTGAAGTAAGTCCATATAGAGAGAATAACATAAAGTTGTCATATCTGTATATATAAGGGTAAGACACTTTTAGATTTCAAAATTATAAAAATTTACTCAAGCGGGGTTATAAAAATAATTATTTCCTAACTTTTCCCCCTCCCCCTACCCTGTATGGATATACAGTATTTACCTGGTCTTATGTAGGTAGGTATCCCCCTTATCCCTTATATATCAATAGGATAGAGGGATATTTGTCCGAAATGTGTATGTATTATGGGCCCTTTAAGGTATCTAGAAGACTGTCTAATGAGTAGTGAGGGTGTAGGTGTAGTAGTGCTATTCATGGGCAATCATAGGGTAATGCTTGTATATCCCCTTATATGTTCTTATCTCTCTATTGGATATTTTTATATATATGTTTTAATAAGTTTTAATCTAAAAGTATTCTTTCGGGCTTTTTCCGAGCGTCCATATCCTCTATCTATATATATGATACCTAATAGTTTATTTCTATTATTATTGTTTAACTTATAGGTTAAAACTATTGCAAGAATTGGTAATGAAATACTGTATATAAACCCATAAGGGTTTGTCCCTATATATTTTTATTGTTTTTATCCGTAAACTACTTATATGCACTTGAGGGAGTGTATATTTAACAAACATTTTTTAAGGGGGTTTTATGAAATATCAAATTATCAACACAAATAATTATTTTGTAATTATTGATTTAAATACAATGCAATCATTAACACAAGTTTATAGCAAAGAATCAGACGCTATACAAACAGTTCATATTTTATCAAGATAAGGGGAGTTAATCATGCAATATATATCTACTAAATTTTTACCAGCAACCGACACAAAAGGATCAAGAATCAAGGCTACTTGCTCATTTTCTAATGACTCTATTATCAGGTCTTATGATTATTCCTTAGATGTAGAGAAAGCTCATGCTAAGGTTGCAATAGAATTGGCTAAAAAGATGGAATGGGACGGAGAATATGCATCAGGAGGGAATGATTCAGGCTATATATTCGCATTTATTGGAAATTCTAATGTTTATTCTACCGAAGAGGTAACAGCATGAAATACTTAGACGATATCTTATGTATTCTTTTTAGTGCTTTTTTAGGTGCATTGTTTGCAATTACTTATATTTATTCTAAGGGGTTTTAATATGGAAATAATAAGCAATAAATTATTAAGCCAGGCTGGCAAAATGGCTGCAAATGCCAAAAATGGAACATTAAAGATAAATAATGTCTCATATACTTTTACATTCGATCATAGAGAATGGCACTACGTTATTACTGATCCAGAACACAATGAAATAGCAAAATTCAATACTAAGTCATTAAAACAAGCTAGAGAATGGCTTAAAGAATACTTTTTAAATTAAGGGGGTTTATATGAAGTTTAATTTTTACGAGGTTTTATTTGTATTGGTAATATGTATTACTAGCATTATTGACACTATTTTTAATGTTTTAACTTATTTAAGGGGGTTTTAATCATGGCTATATATCGTATTTTATGTTCACAAATTACTTATTATGCTATCAATATTGAGGCGGATAATGAAAATGAAGTTATTGACATATCAAATAATGTTGATTTTTGTATGTTTACTGAGCTTCCTGAAACTGATTGGCAAGTTGAAAATGTTAATGTTGCCAATGATTCTATGATTCAACATTATATTACTCTTACAAAAGAGGAAGCTTAATCATGTTAAAAGAATATACAAGTGTAGTTAATTTATCTTTTGGGGGTAATAATTTAGAGACTACTTCAAAAGAAGAATATATAAAAATGTTAAAAGCAATATTTTTAGAGGAATATAACATTACTTTGACTGATGATGAAATAACAGTAAGTGAGGCTTAATCATGGATATAACCTATAAAGACGGAATTTATTATTGCGCCAATAAACAAGCCTTAATTAGTCATTTAAATGAGATTAAGAAAAATATTGATTATATGCGATCACCTTATATTGATATTGTTTTAAACCATGAAAACATTTATGAGGGGGAAATTAGAACCTACGGATTAGATTAGATTAAATAAAGCCTTTAGTTAGTCTTTTACTTCTTTAAATGATACCTCCAGGCTTTCAGGCTTGGGGGTTATATCTTTAGCCTTTAGTGTAATATCTCTTAGTTTATCTGCTAAAGAATCAATGTTTACATTACTTATTTGTGTCGGTAGGTTAGAAAGTAATTGATTAGCCTTTAGTGTAGTATCTGCAATGGCAGCCAAGTGGTTTGCCCTTACCTTGATTCTAACGTGGCCATGTTCTTTGTCGAATATCTCGTCTCCATTGTCTAATCGGTCTTCTAGTTCGGAATATGTCCTATCTAATATCTTTCTTTGTTTAGCCTTTAGTTCCTCTTTATAGTTTTGTAGCATATCTTCTGCGGCACTTACCCACCAATCAGCGTCTTTCCATGTCACTAATGTAACGTATGGTATATCGTGCTTTCGGCTTACTTCGGCTAGATTCCCAGACAATAGATAATCCGAGATGACTTGTAGCCTCTTCTCTTGTGGATAAGTAGAAGATACATCTTTGGGCATAAATTTAGCTTGCCACTCTTGATAAGTCATCTTTGAGCCTTTAGTGGTCATGATTCTTCCCCCAATGGGCAATCAATAAAGCCTCTGCTAAGTTATGATCCTTTTTCTTCATTTTTTCTAGTTTAAATATCTCTTGACAAGCCTTTAGTGAATCCTCTTTAGAACTTATTTTAAGCGATTTTTTCCAAACTTGAGGGGTAACGTAGTATGTAGTGATTTCTAACGCCCCTAAGACCCCTCTAATCGAGCCGTAGGTGTCTCCAAATGAGAATACTGAACTCACTCCTTGCATAGGTCTAGCTGATACCTGTTCCATGAAGCAAATAGAGTCTTTAAATGGTCTTAAAATACGTGCTAATTCTATGGTATTAACTTGACGCTTAATAAACCCATTTTTAGGCTCACTTGGAATTGTCTCTAGTAATTCAATCGCATTACCATTGATAATGGCTATTCCGCCGTCTAAGCCTGGATCAATACCTAAAATGTTCATATTTCTGAATACTCTCTATTGCACCCAGCTAAAGGGTTTACTGTTAAATGCTGGTTAACTAATAGCCAATGGTAAGTCTTAGACATGGCTAAATACCATTTTTCTTTCTTATCTAAATAAGTGTTTTTTGACTGATCTATGTCCATGTGGCACTTATAACATAAAAAGGCTATGTAGGAATCATCTGCTTTTCTTCCCATTCCCTTACCATGTTCGCTATAATTACTATGGGCTGATACAGTTGTTCCAATGGAATTACATAAACTGCAAGGGGCATCTTTTGCCAATGCTAATAGTTTAGGGTTTCTGTAAGGCTTAACTTTGAGATATGAAGTCATACGTTTATCTCCATTTTTGCCATTGTCTGCCATACTGAAATCTTAACTTTGGCGGCTTCAATTAAGAATCTTATCTTTTCATCTTCATAAATAGCCTGTTTCATATCCTCTAAATGTGTAATATATTCTACATTTTTGTAGGCTTCACGTTCCTGAGCATTTACGGCTAAATCTTGGTGCTGGCTCATAATTTGAGCCTTTAATGACTTTCTGTATTCTTCTAAATAGATTCTATTGGCACGATTTTGAGCAGCTTCTTTTGCTGAATCAATTAAAAAGTGTAATGCCCTCTCGATTTCTTCAGTCGTAATCATTACCATTTCTCCCACATGATTGCCACTAAAATTCCTACTGCTACCCCTAATAAATACAATCCTATCCCTATCATACTTCCCCCTTGTTTGCGATTCTTACATATTCTTCAAAATTACCGTCCCACCTTTTTTTACCAATGTGTGATACTGATATTTCAGGGTGAACATATACCTTACCACCTAGTTCTCTCCACTTATGACAAAATGCGACATCTTCACCCACTAATTCACCGTTAATAATCTTGGTCTCAAAGACATGACGTAGCTCTTTCTTGCCATCCATGTATTTTTCTGAGTTTTCCCACATTTTGACAATACAATTACGAGACATTCTTAAAAAGCCTGTTCCAATCCCTCTAGCATTGATTAAAGTATGTTCAAACTCGAATTTAGGCTCAAATGTCTTGACGTTGTAATGTATCTTATCATTCTTACTGACTACTGCACCACCTATTAGGTCTACCATAGGGCTAATAAGGTTTCCGAAGTCTCTTTGTGTCCATGCTTGGTCTGAATCAATAAATACTAAGTCATCTACTTCATTTTCATATGCCATTCTAAATAGTTCGTCTCGTGCCTTTTGAATGAGACTACACCCTACAACAGATTTTAAGGTAAGTTGAATGTCATTCATCATACATAATTCCATTGTCTGAAATACTGATTGCATAAAGTCTAATTCGACCTTGCCGTCATAAACAGGCGTTCCAATCATAATGTGTCTCATTTAAACCACTCCCTATAATATTTGTTACGATTTTCTTTAATCCATGCTTTAGAATCTTCCGTCAGTTGCTCAAAGTCATGCCCTATGGTTTGACTGCCCACATGATGAACATAAGCTCTACTGACAAAGTGCGTATAACCTAGATTATTGAGGTCTTGGCACATCACATCATCTGAATACCAATTTAAAGGAGGAAATGGTGCATCAAAGAACGCTTCTTTAGAAATATACGCAAATAATGGCGATATAACAGGGCAAGTAATAATTTCTTTAGGGATATTGTTTTGAATGGATTGATAGGGTCTTACAACGTCTGCTCTAGCAGCCACAAATCCTATTTTATAGTCCTGAGTCTTAATGTATTCGACATCTTGCAATAATGTTCTATATGTGTCTGGTCGCAACACAATGTCATCATTCGCAATAATAATCTCATCAAAGTCCTTAAATGCTGAATCCATAATCTCGTTATAAACGTCTCCAAAGTTGTTTCCAGAGATATTAAATAACATGAGGTCTACTTCAGGACAATATGCTTTTATACTAGCCGTAAATACCTCTAAATGAGGCTGTGAGACATCTTTAGTTGAAACGACAATAGGAATCATTGGATGATGACCTTTTTCGTCTCTAATGGCTCTTCTTTTGGTTTTAACCATTCTTGACGTTGCTTTAAGAACTCTTTAGCAAACGCAAATCCAATAGCCGTAATCTGTTGTGTTGGTGCATCTAGGTTTTTGGCTAAATCAGAGGCTATCATTGCCCCCATAATTTCCATTGCTACAAGGTCTGACATCATAGCCTGTTCCATAGGGAAATCGAGAATAGGTTTATCTTGACTCATGTTCGTATCCTAACTTAGTTTTCAAACGATTTAACTCGTAACGTAACATTTCTATTGTTTCATCACGTTCCTCTAACTTCTTTATTAAACTATCTATTATTTCTGCTACGTAATTTTTTTCTGCTGTCATTTTCCTCTCCAGCTTCAAATTGAACATATACACCCTCTCTACTGCCTACCTTATACTGCCCTTCTTCTGCATACAACACTTTTACATCTATCTCACTTCTAATCCAATCAATCAGTTTCGCTGTCTCTGGCATGAGTGATCGGTTTTTGCTTTTCTTGTCCATATCTAACTTCCAAGATGCGTGCTATCTCTGCACCTGTTAATTGACTATTAAAATAGGTGGTCTTAAACATTAAAATAAGTGTTTCTATATCTACAAATATCATTTTTTAAATCGCACTTTTTCTTGGTCAATTTTAGGTTCATACCTCATCATACTTTTGGCAATCTGCCATACTTCTAATTCATTTAATGGGGGGTGACATCTCTCTAAATTCTCTGCGTGTAAGCATGACACTATTCCTTTATAACTTACACCTCGTGATCTGAGCATCCCTCCAATACTACAAAGATAAGCATTACGTAGTCCAGGCCCTAATTTCTCAGCCACATACTCTAAATGCTCATTCTCGTTGAGTAAGTTTAACATCCATTGTGGAGGTTTGACAATGGGACAATTTTCAGGCTCAGAACTAGCTTCCCATTCATATCTACCCAACAATCCCTGACTAGGTGCTGCAACTATGTAGCCTCCATCTCCTCGTGTATCAATTCCTCTGCCAAGTTTACCTGCCGTTGTTCTAAAGTTCTCATCATGTTGGAAGATAATGTGTCTTCCTTTAGATTGAGTAATAGCCTCGACTGTGTCAGGAATTTTCGTATATTTTGTTGTAAGTTCATCTAAACTTTCCTCTCCTCCATGTTTAGGGTCTATATCAACGACTGATATACCTGATATAGCACCTGTTGCGATTCCTATGTTGGCTTTAGGCCAATGTTTAAACCATGTATTGATGGTATCTTTGTCTTTTGTAGCACTCTTTAGTCCATTCATGGTCTGTGGGTGTTTTCCAGCACTATGACAGCCTGGTTTACCACACGTGCATTGTCCTTTTATCACCGAATGTAGTGGTAAGACTGCCCAGCCACGTTCGGCATATTGTATTGCTTGTTCAAGTAACATCTAAGCCCTCTTCTTTGAAAATGCAATTAGTCTATGTTTTACAAAATTTTGTGTTTCTAAACTTGGCTCTAAAGTATATTCCTTGAGTCCTTTAGGCCATACTCCAAACTTATTCCTATACATATTTGCAGCAAATCCCTTTTTATAAGGTTTGAATACTTCTATATGGAGAAGTTCTGAATATGTCTTTTGTTTGTCTTGAGTGGTAATCTTCCTGCCGACTTCAATAAGTTCACCTTTTTCCGTAATAATGCCAGTATCTGTTTTCTTTGGCGCAAAGCCGCATAACGGACACTTGAACGTCTTAGGAGGTTTAACAAATGCACAAGATGAACAGATTGTAACTTCCTCTTTTTTCTTAACACTACTTTCTTTCTTTTTCTTTTGTCCATCATCTAACTCCTGTGGTAAATCATCCGTCACAAAACCATGTTGCTCAGTATTCCCTGCATGGTCTAAAATAATAGCATCAACTTTGCTTTCATGGGTTCTTAATACCCTACCTGCCTGTTGGATATATAACATGAGACTTTTTGTAGGTCGTGCCATAATGAGACAACTAGCTTCAGGATAATCAAAGCCCTTATCTAATATGCCCACATTAAACAATACCCTTATATACCCATCTTTAAAGTCTTTTACTTTCTGTTCTCTCTCACTTTTAGGCATATATGAGTCTATGTGTTCAGCCCTAATTCCTCGATTGCGAAACTCATGACAGATAGCCTGACTATGAATGACGTTGACACCAAATCCTATGGTTGGGCGATTCTCTCCGAGTTTTACCCAAGTATCTACAATATCACCGATGAGTTTTGGCTTATTAACTCTGGCGAACAGTTCTTTTTCGTCATAATCGCCTCCGATCATCTTCAGTCTGGTCAAGTCTGGTTTACTTGGTGCGAAGACTTTGGTGGGGACAAGATAACCTTCGTTTGTCAAATCAATGGTAGTAGCTCCTACCACTAAGTCAGAATATAATTTACCTAATCCCTTTGTAAATGGTGTAGCACTTAGTCCTATAAATACAGCATCAGGCAACGCTTGCATCATCTTTTTATGGACTCCATACGCAACGTGACATTCATCAATAATGACTAAATCTGCATGAGGAATAGAACGTCTAGCTAATGTCTGAGGAGAACATATTTGATTGATGCTATGAGGCTCATAACGTGGGTGTGATGCCATGATAATGCCATGTGGTATACCCTCATAGTCAAACCTATTAGAAGTCTGCTCTACGAGTTCTATACGGTCTGCCAAGAAAAGACATTTCTTGCCCTTACTATTGGCTAAACGGATCATCTCGGCTGCAACAGTCGTTTTCCCAGCACCTGTCGCCATCTGTAGGACAATGTGCTTATGTTTACGAGTGATAGATTCTCTAAGATGACTGATACAGTCAATCTGATACTGCCTTAAATTGTTCTTCATACAATTACTTTAATGGAGACTTTTTAAATTGTCTAATGAAATATTTTTGTGTTGTTTTATTGCATTTTTATTTTTTTTGTATCGTCATTTTTTTGAGTAATAGGTTCCCCAAGGGTGATAAGCCCCCCTCTATATTCTATAAGGGACTTACCTACCTGACCCATACTAAAATACCGCCATAGCACCAGTCCTACTCTGAGTTAATGTTCAATCGTATAAGGTCTTGTCTCACCGTTGTCCCTTATACTTGTGTGATACCCATTTAAGTCCACGAGGCACGCTACCGAGTGCAAAGTCAGCCTATGTTCTCTTCCACGCCACCCATGTAGGTGCTTATTATCGTATGGAGTACGGTCACCCAAAAGAAAAAGCCCATTCAGCTGGGTTGGGTGGAAATCAAATATAAGTCCTCTGAATAACTTACATCTAAAAACCAACCCATGTGAATAGGCTCTTCAGAGATAATATCTAGGTTCCACGCCAGACATAGGTATTATCCCTTACTTCGTTGGATGTTGCAAGTCTTCTTCTAAATGTGTAAAGAAATATTTATAAGGAACACGATACTTCTTATGTAAATACACTTTCCATAAATCAGGCATACTCTTCTTTCTGTTCCAATAAAACAACAATTGGTGAGATACCCCTAGACATTTCGCAGCCCTTTTCATACTGCCATGACGTTTGACTAAATAAATAATCGGCTTATAAAACCTTTCACTCATTTTTTAACTTTCATCTTAGCAGGCTTAGACTGATGTTTTTTTACAACAGCATCATATTCCTTAATAAATGCCTGTAACTCAGGTATTAAAGCACGAATAGACTCAATACCAGAACCAAAATAAACTGCCTTATCCCCATCAAATATAGTAATTTCAGGCAAAAAATGAACTTTATCATCCCAAGCCGTATTGTATTCACAAACTTCCCATGAGACAAAATGGTTTTCATCTTGACTTAAGAATTTCTTGTGTTGCATATTTCCTCCTATGAAAATTAAATTTTACTAAAATAATTTACACTATGCAAATTTTATTTGATATAATTTATTTACTCATTCAACTTATAGGGAGGAAACAATGAGATTATTTGATGAAGATATGGATTATATTAAGGATTTGATACTTAATGGTGAAACACCTGTTACCAAATTAGGGGAAGTATTACAAGACCACGAATACAGAATACTGCAAATGTATATCAATGGTCATGCCTCACAGATATTAGATTTAATTAGCACTTTATGTGAAGCTGAGTTACACAGAATGACTGCGGAGATGATTCTATGGAGGGAATAAAGGTTCGTGAGTATATTTTTGCATCTGGTGCTAAAGACCCATGTGTAACGTGCAATCATTTCAATATGTGCCGTCATGGATTTGCGTGTAGGGCATTTGTATCGTATGTAAGAACAGGCAAATATAACTCTGATACACCTAGATTTCCAACTCGCATTATGTATGAAAAACTTGAAAAGGAGGAGTTATGACTGTTTCTGATTTTCCAGGCAGTACCAAAGGGAATGTACCTGTAGTAAATGTCTTAAAAGGTGCAGAAGGATTATCAATGGTTGTCATACTTGGGTATCGAAAAGATGGTACTGAGTATTTTGCTAGTAGTACAGGAGATGCGCCTGAATGTGCTTTCTTGGCTCATCGTTACATTAAATATCTTTTAGAGGAGTGCGAAGGTGATTACTAGATTTATTTGTAAATTATTTGGCCATAGTTATGACGTGGTAGATCACGTTACTGTCTCATGGGTATATTGTAAAAGATGTAGAGCTTATTTAAGGATAATCGAAAAATGATATTTATATTTGAAAAAAAACAAGATGGTACTGTATTTGAAGATAATCAACCAAATACAAGGATGGAGTTTAAAACAACAGATTTACCTGAAGTTGTTTCTAACTTTGAAGACTTTTTAAGGGGATGTGGGTTTATCATTGATGGGCATTTTGAAATCGTAGAAGATAAATGGACAAATTAAAATCGTGGAGGACGATGTATGATTATACAGATACCAGTAAGACAAATACGCTATATGGTGTATGAGGGGAATGAGAAGTTAAGGGGATTTTGGACTAAAGAAGATGCTGAGTATTTTGTAGGCAATTCTGACTTAACTATTCGTAAATTACCTCAGAAATTTAAAACCTATGAAGTAGAAGAAGCACCATTTTAAGGGGGAATATATGACAGCAAATGAACTAATAGATAATGCAAAAAACATTAGTACCACTATTGAAGCACTTGAATGGGTGCAGAAAGCTGTTCCTATGCTAGGTCAACAACAAACTGAAATAGAAACATTGAAAGAAAAAGCAGAACATTGGGAAGAAAAATACAGAGATGCAATAGCGGATTTAAGTATTGAAAATTATTGGAGGATGGGAAATGACAGCAAATGAACTTGCAGATATTTTAGATAGACGAGGCGAAGACCATCAATTAAATGCGGCTAATATGCTACGCCAACAAGCCCAAGAAATTGAGGAATTGAAATTGCGTATTAGTCAACTTTTAGAAACGCAAGATTACTTGTATAAAAAACATGATTCAGACAAAGCTAAAATTGAAGAGTTAAAACAAATCATTGATGCAAACAATTTACAGTCAGATATTGGGCAATTAAAGAAAGCGATTAATATGATCAAACCTGTAGCTTGGATGGACAAAAATGGATATGTATATGGTAAGCACAGCACACGACCAATAGAAGCTGATATACCACTTTACACCCATTCTAACACCCAATCACACCCAATTGAGCCAGTAGCAATGCGTTATGACTTTGATGGTTATGGATATATGTATATTGACTCAGGTTCAGGAAGTGATTGGAAAACGAGAGAGAAGGGTGAATTCCTTTACACCAAGCCATTCTTTAGTCAAAAACCTGTTGCTATGATGGTAAAAATTGATGGGTTTGATAAGCCTGAGTTTACTACAACCTGTAGTTCTGCTGCATTAAAACATCCTAACTATACTGCATTGTATGACCATCCACCAATAGCATTTGCTGAATTAGAAGCTGGGGAGAGTATTCCTCTTTACGAACATTCTGAAATAGTAGAAGACAGAGAATCTGCTATCTACGCTACAGGTTATTGGAATGGTATTCAGAAAGCCAAAGAAAAGAATGAAACCTTAGACACAAGGTCTTACTTGATTGGTAGATATGATGGTTTGCGTGAACTAAGTGATGCAACAATACGAGAATTGTCAGTTGCTTTTATGTTGGTATTACGCAGAACTTCTGAAGATGAACTTTTTGAAAGTGTGTATGAATACTCAAAATTACTACTAAAGAAAGCGAGTGA